TATTCTGCACGGCATCGGGGACGGTCTGCACAGCCGCATTGTATGCCTTGACAAGGTCTGAATAGGGGTAGCTGCTGAGTTCCTCGTCGTACAGCGCCATGTTCATGAAGGCACGGCGTGCATCAATCTCCTGCAGCTGGTTGAAGAACTTCGGATCGAGCAGCTCGTTGACTTCGGACGAGGAAGGAGCACTTCCTCCTGTCAAAGCTCTGCCCAAGGTGCCTGACGGGCCTCCGGCCAAGGCGTTGGCCGCAGTGTTCGCCACCAGGCTTCCAATGAGCCCCTCGGCATGCTTCTCAAACGCAGCACTGTCCTGCTCGACCAGCACAAGATTCTCCGCAGCCGAGTGCACCATGTCGATGGACACGTACGGCTCGGAAGTCTGGAACACGACAGCAGACGCCGTCTTGTCTGGTATCGGCAGCTCACGCTTCGAGTAGTACGACAGGAGCTTCAGGACAGCCTCAGAGGTGGCCGGGTACCCGTTCACCACATGCTGCGCCACCTTACACAAGCGGCCGTTCCCGAGAGGTCTCAGATTGTCAGACGCGCGCTGAAGGGAAAGGTCGAGTGCTCGCTGCGCTTCGGACAGTCGTGTACGGTACCTGCGCCTGAGCTTTGTGCAGGCTCCTGCGTACTTTTCCAGAAAGCTCATCAGCGATGTTTGGCTGTTCGGCAGGGAAGAGGATAGTGCAGGTATCTGCACAACCTCCTCGGCTGTCTTCTGAAGCTGCGTATCTGCCAGAGCCCGGAAGTCCGCCTGCGAAAAGTCCGTTACCGGAACCTCGAACGCGATCTCCGATTCATCTTCCACAACCTGCGCAGCCTTCTCGATCTGAGAAGCATCACCGTACATACCAATCAACACACTGCTCGCATCGGCAACAGGGAACTGATCCGAACCTGCACCTTTGGCCAGCATCTCAGTGACCACATGCACCGATCGAGATTTGTTGAAAGCCTCGATCATGCGTTGCACCTTGGTCGGACCGAAGCCGTTATTCACAGCCGCCTTCAGAATAGCGTCGTTGGGGTGCATCCCTTCCTTCGCCAAGACAATAGCCTGTCCGACCGCCTGCACCAGGACATCTTCATCCGCTCTGGTAATGAGATCGTTCATCCTCACATGCCCCGTTCTGTTATGGTGCCTGCCCGAGCAGCCCCGGTGTCTCGATAAAGTTCCAGTCAAAAATATCCAACTCCTCGTCGGCTCTATTCAACCTGCCCTGCGCGTTCATCAGAGCCATGTTCACATGCCCTGTGACAAGTCCGAGCAGATCAGATGATGTCGCTGTATCATCTTCGTCGATCTCGTTGGGCTGGACATCCCAGAAGTTACCTGCGTGCGACATCACACGTGCCATATCTTGAATATCCGATCCGCGCATCTTCCCCGCCTCAACAAGCGTTTTCTCCCAGTCAAACCTTTTCATGATTCGACGTAGTCCACCATTCAAGTCCTCGATGTCACCCTCTGTGAGCCCCAGTCCGTGATACTTGATGAATGCCTGCCAGCCATACTGATACGACAGGGCCTTCCAGAAGAAGTCATGCACCATGGCATTACCGTTCAGACCACGGGAACGGGCAAGCAGATTGACAGTTACCTGCACCGGCAGATCCAGGTACCAGATATCGAAAAACAACGCCCGATATACTTGCAAGACATCAAGACTGATATGCGGCCTCATGTGCGCAGAAATCTGCACATCCGTGGCGCCACCAAGGATCATCGCCTCCAACCACCAACGAGGGCCGTCTTGCCAGGTAGACTCGTAATACCACATTGCCTCATGCAGCGCCCGGTTCTCTTCTATGATGTGTTGCTTCAACCCGTCTCCCAAGATACCACGTCGGTAACGGACGGCCTGCTGCAGGACCGAGTCCTTCTTGATGCAGTCGTCTGCAAGAGGGGGTGTAGCCAAAAAGTCAGTAACCACAAGCCACCGCCACCAAGGAGGGTAGTGCTGCCGCGGCATAGATAAGCGGCAGTACAGGGAATCCCTGAGCAGCGCATCCGCAGTGGGCTGTAGTGCTTCCGTACTCATACACCCCCCGCGCTTGTTCCGATATCCTCGGAGAGCTGCCCGAACAAGGACTCAGTCATATCGGGGGTGTTGACCGTCTTCTCCTTCAGGTACAACACCAGGTCTCCCAGCTGCACGAAGACCTGCTTGAGCGTGTCTTCGAGCTGTACCAGATCCTCTTCACCGTAGCGGTCTTCGAACTCGTCGTTCTGCCAGTAGTACAAAAAGAGCGTACGACCGATCCGGTCCATGCCCCTGACGATATCGGACAGGAACGAATCGCGTGTCTCAGAAAGATCGGCGATGTCCACCAATGGCTGCAAGGCGGACACATCCATGACTTCCTTGATACCCGCAGCAGAAGCCCGGGTAGCCTTGTCGATAGCGTCCTGCGGCATGACTCCCGGTTGAGCGCCCTCCGGCGCACCCACTATGCCGGTCGTCTGCTCGTCCGGAGCAACAGCAGGTGTTGGTCCCGTATTCATAAACGAGGACTGCGACAGATCGTAGGTCGCGGCACGCTTTATCCAGAAACGTGCCGTGTGCTCTTTCTCCCGTTCAGCAGACTTGAGCAGCTGTTGTGCCTGTCCACCGAAGATACCATGTTTGTCCACCAACTCGTGTAGAGCGTCCAGCCGGGAGATCAGCGATGTGCGCTGCCCATCGACAGTGAGAACGACATCCTGTCCATTCGCATACACCTTGAGACGCTCCAGCCCGGCATCCTTGGTCAGGCTGGTGCGGATGACCTCGGGGGTGCCGAGGGCGATGCCTGTACGTTCCGGCTTGTTCATGTTTCCCGTCATACAAGGTATGCGGGGGTCGGTCTCGTAGCCACCGACAAAAATACTGCAGTCCTTCGGAACATAGAGCTTGTCTTCTGTCAGAGTGAGGCGCCCGGCCTCTCCGGTAAACACCACCTCCGTCTCATTGGCAGGAGTCGATGTGAACCGGTCACGCGGGAAGTCTCTCACGTTCCGGATGTACAACATAAGCTTGCCGGAGTCCGGCTTCACCTTGTTGATCATTTCCGCCTCAAGGCTGTTGTCAGCACTCTGAACAAAGAGCAGCCTGGAGTAACGCTTCACATCCTTCAATGCCTGCAAAGAGGCATCCTTCCCTGCCGGAAGCTTGGCCTGTACCGCGGTACGTGCTTCTACCACCTGCTTCCCGTACACTTCTCTACTGGTACGTCTGTAGAACCGTCCACCATCCGTCAGTGGAATGAGTGCTACAGTACGCCCGACTTTGTCTCTCTCGGCCGACGGGTACTGCACGCTTTCTGGATAATCGGATACACAGCGTGGAAACAGAACCAGCATACGTTCGAACGTGCCATCCCGAATAAGGATGTCATAGATTCCCGAGGAAGCCGGATTCTGCACAACGTCAGACTGTACCTCGTCGTGGAACACCCGGGAGAAGTTGAAACGCTTGTCCTTGATGAAGACGCCATGGTGCAGGAGAATACCCTTCTCCGTATCGGTCAGCTTGTTGATCATATCAGAAGGGCCGGAGTCTTCCGGACCACCCTGCTTCACAAAGAACTCGACATCCGGCTCCTTTGCGGCAGCCTCTTTGTGCGAGGAAGGAAGTGTGTCGATTGCAGTTGCCATGTGGGCGAGATCATCGGGATCGTAGAACTTCAGGATAGCGTTCGCGAAAGATGGACTGCTGCCCAGCGTGTTGACGAATGCCATTCCGGCAGTCTTCCCGAGCGCAGGAATGTCCTTTACCAGATCAGGGAGCCACGTATTGGTGTTTACCACCAACATCCTGCGCACTGTCTTCCGGTCTACGAGAGAATTGGATCCGAGGGAAGCAAACTTCTCTGAGACATCGGAAGCGTCACCATCATCAATCTGCACCGCATCCGGTGCCGAAAACATGTTCTCTTCCTTCTCGTCGGCATCTCCTCCGGGCTCACCCAACGCGCCAATACCCTGCTCACGCAGCTTCATAATCCAGTTGTCACGAGCAGGCACAAACACATCGCGCTGCTTGATGTACAGCAGGTCAAAACCCTTCAGCTGCCCTTTCAGGAAGAATGCAGGGATGTAGAGCCACAGGTTATTCACAATGAACGCGGAGATGCCCACTGCATGCTTCTCATCATCAGACACATCGATGATCTGGAAGCCGACCCGGTCCACCATCAAAGATGGCACTTTTTCAGCCAGCTCACTGTCCACCAACTGGCCGAATTTCACTTCAAAGCTCGTATCAGGCATCGTGAAGGTTTCCTCGTTCGTTGCTACGCAGACGCCTATGGTAGTCTAGTTGCCGTCAAACAAACTTACAACCGCTCTGGATCCATTAAGGAAGCGACGTACGACGGGTCGTCCCGCTCGCTTCTGGACCCGTGCGTGGCAGCATCCAGAAAGGTTCGTTTGAGGTTGAAACCGGACATCCGAACCTTCCAGTCCGGGTCCTTTTCAGTGATAGACATGAGCCGGTCCACCTGTGGTTCGAAGCCGGGCGGATCCGGATGTACAGACACATTTCCGACCTTTGCCCTCTTCAGCTGCGCCACCACAGCGGGGGTTACCCGGGTGCCTACTGTCAAATGCAGAACAGGCTTCTCCAGATACATTCCGCGACTGCGCACAGACGGACGCTCCTCAGTACCTTTACGCGGAACATAGTGCCGCTGCAGGACGTTGTAGGGAACCGTGTCGCCGACGCTGTAGTCTCCGACACCTTCCGGATCGGTTATCTTCACCCGGTCGATGAAACCGCGAGCCAAAAGTTCCACGTTGCGTCGATGAGTACCGACACCATTAGCATCAAGGATTTCCATGAACTTGTCAATCACGTAACGGCGCCCTTCTCCGGCGCCCTTGTATTTCACAACTTCCACAGGGTTCGGAGTACCGTCTGTGAGAGTGTCCCCCAGTTCAACACTGTCTCCACGTTTCACAGACAGTGTGCGCCCAATGGGAACATAGACGCGCTCCTCACCAACATTGACGTAACTGCCGCCCTGCGGTGCCGGAAGGATCCACTTGACCGTACCCTCAATCGGTGCAAGTACCGCCTTGCCGGGGAAGTTCTTCGGTACCTGCAGGAAACGATTGATCTCATCAAAGCCGGAAATATGCTGATCGGTGTCTCCCACCTGGCCACCAATATGCTTTGCGCTTAGGCCCAAAATTTGCATAAGTGGTTCCGCAACAGCACGTGCGGATTCGATGCCGATGGAAGACCCAATGGGGGCAAACTTTCCATCGTAGCGTTTGCCCGCACACTGCTGACAGACACCTTTCTCCTGCTGGCAGGTCACAACTGAGCGTGCCCATACGTCTTCATCGGTATCGACCAGATCCGGCAGATGTTTTCTGGTGATGACAGCTCCGGACGGAATACTTCCGATGGGCCTTGCAAGCACCTTCCCGAGCAGTGCCGGATCATCACCTTTGAGGGGTATCCCAAGATTCTTCGCACCACAGTCTTCCCCCGTAACCCTCATCTTCTGTAGCATGAGTGCCAACTGCTTTCCAAAGTATCCTGTTTTGGCAGTAGAAAATTGAGTGTCGGAGAATCCTTTCCTCGATCCGTAGGCATTCGCCCAGTACTCGACAGGGGTTACCCCCTCTCCGTAGCCATGCATCCCGGCAATCGGGATTGGGCGATCCTTGTGATCTGAAACCAACATGTCTCCAAACAGCATCTGTGTCAGCTGTGGTGGTGATCCTCGAAAACCGTGGCGTATGCTGTTTGCGAAGATGTTCCCACGTTTGAACGACTCCTCTTCGACATTGGCTCTCACTATCGGAATCGCTTTCTTCATGATTTGCAGGACACGTCTGTTCTTTTCTTCAGGATCCAGAACCGGATCCTGTGTCACCACATCGAGGCGTGCCTGCAGCTCCTTGCGGTATGCGCGCGCCCTGGGAGGTATGCGCAGGTCATCCAGACTAACACTGGCCTCACCTCCGTACGTGGTTGCAACCTCCCTGGACAGATCATTCATCCTCTGTAGGATATCGACATACTCATCGGGATGATTTTCAGCAAGCTCAGTGAACAGCGCACGAATGCTGCCCTTGTCCAAGGCTGTCTCTGGAAGAGTGATGCCCTCAGGCAGGGCTTCTCTCACCAGCAGTCTACCCATTGTAGTAGTGTTATTGTCAGGCATGAATGTCTGTGTGTGCCGTTGTGCAGTTATCTGCACTACTTCGGTGCGAACATCCCTCTATACGCGTTTTCGAACACTCCTTCACCAGCCTCGCGCGTAGGAATCCCCAATCTTTCGGCCTCACCTTCGGGCCAGTTCTCGGAAGAAGAAGAAGAACGTCCGAAACGCCCAACCCATCCACTCCCCAGTCCCGTCACCCACGACGGCAACAAAGGCGCCCCCGCATCTTCCCCCACATCTTCCCCCACATTTTCCCCCACATCTTCAGTTATCATATTCGGACCATACAACTCTTTATTCACCCCTCTCCGGTCCGGATTCCCTTCCATCGTTTTCAGGTATCCTGACAATACACCTCCCGCCGCGGCACCTCCTCCAGCACCAAGCAGATAGTTCAACGCACTACGCTTCTTCGGATCCTGAAGTGCATGCGCCATGGCAACCCCGACAACCGCAAGCAGCGGTGAAGCTATCGCAGCCGGGTTGATAGTGCTTTCACCCTCGGACAGCTTATCCACCATACACCCCTTGGATCTTCAGACGCGCACGCAGTTTCGAAACCTCATTACCCGCCGCTGCTTCCTTGGCTTCCTCGGAGAAGCCCTCTTCCAGAAGTCCTCCACCACCTTCCTGCGGCGGCGCATCCATCAGAGACGGTCCTTCAGCAGGCATTGCTGCCGCGGCCTCGGGCGCCGGTGTTAGAGCAGCACCGGGTTGTTCCGTCGGCATGATGCCCTGCGCAGCAAGCAGCTGTGCCAGCAGATCTTCGATACCGCTCAGACGGGCATCCATCTCTTCCTGCAGCATCTCATTGGTGAGACGTGCGGGTTCCTCTTCGATAGCCTCTGCCGGAGCCTCTTCCACAGGCGCGGGCGCTTCTTCACCCGCAGGTCCTGCAGGCGCACCACCGCCACCTACAGCTGCCTGCATCATGTCAGACACCAGCATCTGCAAATCCTCAAGGGTCAACTGGATCGGTGTTCCGGCCTCCGCTCCACCAGCAGCTCCGCCACCAGCTGCAGGATCGGGAGGCATCCCACCCATTGCGGCGGGGTCCATCGGCATACCACCCATTGCGGCGGGGTCCATCGGCATCCCCTGCTGGGGCATCATTCCACCTCCCATCGCAGCGGGGTCCATGGGCATTCCTTGCATGGGCATTGGTCCACCTCCCATTGCGGGGTCGGCAGGCATCCCCTGTGGCGCGGCCGGGACAAAAGCTTCCTTCTCCACCACCACCGGCTTTCCAGTAGCAGCGGCAATCAGCTCAGAATCAAACTCAAACTTGCTCATGATAATACTCTATCCTCACACAGATGATGGTTACTATGTAATATACACACTGATTGTAGCCGTTAGCCAATAATGATCGGATCATCTATCTGAATCTCGCCTTTCGAGTATGCTTCCTGTGCAGCTGCCTGTGTTGCAAAACGTCTTGGTTCTTTCGCACTGTCCGGTGTCTTGGTCGCCAGGTGAAGGCCCTGTACGAACTCGTTCTTCGGAACATAATGAGGCTGCCCGGATCTAACCGAGAACAAGTTCTTCTCCGGCAGCATCCGCTCCTTTGCCTCGTCGACGGCATCTCCCGATACTGGGACGGAGAAGCTCATAGTGTCTCCGTCGAAGTCCGCGGCGAACGGTCCGACAATCGTCGGGCTGACCTGCAGTGTGCTGCCCTTTGTCAGAATGGGCCATGCCGCCATGAGGCTGAACTTGTGGAGTGAAGGTGCCCTGTTGATGAGAACAGGACGCTCCTGGACAACCTTCTGTAAAGCGTCCCTGGCCCCCTCAGACCGTTGAGCAACCGACTTCGCAGCAAACATAGCGGGAGCTCCCCTCTGCACCATGCGTCGTACAACAAATGGTTCGTAGAGATCCCATGCCAGGGTCTCGGGCAGACCTACCTGGTTGAGCTTCAGCGCCGGGTTCGGGGTGATGACACCCATTCCGGTCATATCGGCATTGCTGCCGAGGAGGCGTTTTTGGACAAAACTTTGTTTTGGGGAGCCTTTTCCCAGTAGCTGTTTAAGGACCCCGCCAACCCTCTTCTGCTGCAGCTCGGGCTGTGTTGGATCTGCTGTACCAATCACTGCTTTGTACGCATCCCAGACCTGCCCCCGTGCTTCACTGCGCAGAGGTGCCGGGAGACCTTCCGAGTCGCGGAAATCATCAACTGCGTGCGACAGCTCTTTGTACAGGTAATTCAGATCCTGGACTACCGTCAGTTGCCCCTGTCGTATGATCGGCCGATACTTAGGCGGAAGGACGGGAACACGAGTCATCATGAAGTCAGCTGGCTGCACACCCATCTTCTCCATGGCGGACAGATAACCGTACCGCTTAATTGCAGCGTCTCTCTTCGCAGCGGATCCTGTACGAATCTGCTCCTTGGCATCCGCCATGGCTGAAGACAGGTTCACACCCTGCAGACGCTCCAGCATGGCTGCGCCACCACGTTTACCGTTGACTACAACCTCTCCGGACTGCAGCGCGGCAAGACCTTTCTGCGTTGTTGCAAGAATAGAACGGATCGGGTCCTGCATCACCGGGTTCAGCATAGGTTCCGGCAGCTCGATGTAGGACCACTTACCACCATCTCCTCCGGAACCTGTCAGCTCCGGATCAAACAAACCCCCCACCACAGGCTTCATGTCCGCACTGGCAAAGGTACCGGCATTGGACAGCTTCCGATTACCGGTCATCTCCGCTGCCTGGGTACTCGTCATGGCGAAGATGTTGTCGGAGGTGGGTGTCTCAGTGAGCTGTACCCCTGCTCCCCGGATAAGCTCCTTGAACTTCTCGTATACGAATGGAGTCTTCGGCATAGCCGGGGTCTTGCCCATCTTCAGCTGACGCCAGAAGGCATCATTTCTCTGACCCTTCACAAGTTTGAGGTCACGGATCACAGCATCCGCACCATGTGCCATCAAGGCCTGGTATTCCATGCCGCCATAGCGCTTACTACCGCCCCCACTACCACGACTTGGCTGCTCCTCAAACGTGTAATCGCCAGTACTGCGCGACTTACCCTTCGAATCGGCAGTCTGCGAGAGCTTGTAGAAGTAGGCATTACCCGTAAAGACCTTCGGCACGTTCTTTCCACTGACAGGATCGAACAACTGTTCAGTGTCCGACAAGTGTGCCTTTTTCAGAGCATTCGCCGCCATATCAGGAAGTTCTTCCTCGGTGAAACCCTCGACAATGAAGGGTGTGCCGGTCTTCTCCGCAACTTTACCGAGAGCAGCTTCGATGAGCTGCGAGGCATTCGTCCGAGTCAAGATGCCGTGAGGACTGAGCATTATCTCCAAAGGACGACCTTTGCTGTCCCGCGGCATTTCCTCATCGGGAACGATCAGTGACACAACTCCCTTGTTTCCAAAACGTCCAGAATTTCCCGACCAGACCGTCCGACCGTTTCTCCGTGTATACAGCACATGATTCCTGGGAAGCGTCACACAGTGGACCATCCCGTGGTAAAGAATCCAGCTTTCCTTTTGCCCATGTTGTTTGTCAGAGTGACTGTGATTTATGGTCGGGTAGTTCTTCTTCCGAATAATCGACATCCTGTGAAGAGGCTTAGTTGCGTACCATTTGCCTTTGATGCAGCACTCACCGGCAGGGCGTGTTTTGATCGTGGCACTACACCCAATATGAAGGCACAACCTCTGAAAGTCATCAGCAAGTCTCTTCGATGTTGTAAAATATGACTCACTGCCATTCTTCGAAACGTGGCCATCTCCCCTGAGCATCCAGATATACAGAATTCTCAACTCATCTGCAGCATAGTCAAAAACTTCATTCGGTATATACTTTTCATGAGCATGTCCGAACTGTTGAAAGTGCAACATGAGCTGCTTGCTGTGGATGCGGACCTTTGTTTTATTCGACACATTGCAGAACGACAATCCCGCACACCGCAGGGACTCCTCCATCCGAGATCTGTCCGGTTCCTTTATCTTCGTGATATCAATTCCGTATGTACCTGATGCCGACTGATTCACAAGGTTACCGTCAGCCAAAAACATCCCCAGCAGCATCAGATACGCCGTTGTGGGCATCTTGTACTCTGGAATTATCCGATAACCTCTCCCGAACTGCCCAGCTACAACTCGCAGTTCTGGAAACACCATCCATTCCGGAGTACTGCCGCTCCACAGCGCATCCTTCTTCATATGGATACGCTTCCCGAAATGATCTTCCGCCTTCACCAACCCGAACACATCTTTTCCCCGACCCCTCACGTAATTCTTATGTTCCGGGGTTACCAGCAGCGAAACCTGTGTAGTTTCCAACGAATACATCAGGCCGTTGTGGTCGTAGCACTGCAAAGCCTCCGGACAGAGATACTCCAGACAACCGCTGCTGGATAAGCTGGCAACAGGGTCCTCTAGCGTTACGTCGGTCACATTTTTCCAGCCCGTGCCGGTCAGAACCTCCGTATCCGCGGCATAGCACATCTTATCACCGACTTCCATGGGTGCATTGGCTCTGACAAACACGCTGACACCTTTCTTCCCTCTGACAGCATCCGTCACAACCCCGGGAGCATGATGTTTCCAGGTGACAGCCTCACTACGCAGAGACCGTCGCCCCATGGAGCTCATGGAGGGCGAGCTATCCCGAACTGCCAACACCATGGGATCCCCATAGTTCAGGATCGTCCCGGGCTTGACCAGACCTTCATCATCAACAACCTTCAACTGCGCCCTGTCAAAGACACTTGGGAAGGTGTTTAGGAAAGTCGCCTTGCCAGTGGTTATATCCTTCTCAAGCTCCAGGTCCTGATGGTACATATGTTCCGAAGTGAGCTTCTTGGCCGCCCTCGCCGACAGTACAATAGCATCCTCGAAATTGTGTCCTCGGTAGGTCATGTAACCTACCCGGAGATTGGTACCAAGAGCAAGGTCACCCTTCTTGTCGGTGAAGTTGCTGGATGCCAAGACATCTCCGGTCTTCACCCGTTGACCAGTCTTGACAGCGGGAATGTTCCGGACAAAGGTCTTTCGAGCAAAAGGGAAATCTACATAGAGATCATGCCGTTTCTCGGTACCGTCCGCAGCCTGCACAACAATGTGATCCTTGTACACCGCCTTGACGAGACCATCCTGTTCTGCCCTGAGAGCCCCCGCGAAGCCCCCCAGAGCCCTCTCGACAGAGTTCTCTGTACTTGGAGACCGGGTCTGCACCAACGGCGCCTCGCGGCTTACCAGAGGCAGTGCAGCACTTGCAGCTTTGGAACCTACCAACAGACGCATTGCCTTGGTGGCACTTTTCAAAGGAACCAAGTTGGCCCCGTCGCTGAACAGACTGTCCCCACTGGTGACCTCGTAGTCGACCTGCTCCCGGGGGACAAACTGCATCGACTTGGCATTCACCATGGAAGGAACAAAGGCTTTTCCAGACGCCATGCCCCCGGGGAAGGCTACAGTCAGACTCGGCATCTGTGCAGATGTCACCCACTCGCGTTTTCCTGTCCTCGGGTTCAAAAACTCGGTACGCAGTCGCTTATCGGAGCCCACGGCCGTACCGTGAGCAAGCTTCATATCTACCCCAACGCGAAGACTTTCCGGCGCCCTCACCGCATCGATCATTCCCAAGTAGCTGGGCTGCACACTTCGTGCCTCTTTAGGGATGACATCGATGCTCGTCATCGCACCTTCACCCGTGCGTACAAGTCGCTGGTTCTGATCGTGGAGCTGAATCGGATTGACCTCTTCAACCGCTTGTGCCAGACCCGCGGAGTTGAAGAAATTGTCTACGTGTCTGTCAAACGCCCCCGGCGGGAACCTGCTCAAGTCACCCCGATTGGTAGCCTTCCACAGCAAGTTCCGGAGAAGCCTTCCCTGGTCGTATCGGATCTTGTCACCGAGGAAGTCCGCAAAGGAATGCACATGCTGGAACTGCAGGCTGTCCCTGTCGTCCTGTTCCTCCTCCTGCCGAGCCACCCGCAGAATACGTCCCGTAGACCGCAGCAGTGCGTCAGGAGTTACCCGGTCATACGGTTGGCCGAAGGTGATCGCCGTAGCCTCGGGGTCAAGCTCAATCCGGTTGAACCAGTCGTGCAGCGCCGGACTGTCCTGCGGGCCATCGGGATCAGCCGCTTCCTTCTCCGGGAACCGCAGCTCGGGACTCTCTATCTGCCGTATCCAGTGAATGGCATGCGGAGAATTACGCAGACGTCTGTTGGCATCCAGGATCTCTTTACCCCAGGCTTTCTCAAGATGCTCTTCCTTTAATCCGAGACGATCGAGAATGGGAAGTAACGGAAGCTTGCGTGTACCCAGCCGCATGTAGAAGATCGAAGACGCGGGATCCATGAAAACTCGGATGCGTGGTCCACTGCCCGGCTTGGCGTTGAACTGCGTCTCGACGGTCCCATCCTCAGCCTGTCGTGTGTATGCTCCGGCAGCCAGGCGCGCCTGGTAAGGAACCGTATATTCGACACCGTTTCTGATAAACGTGCCGCGGCGAGTCAAGTACGGAATGTTGGCAAGTGTGCGTGTGGGTGTCTTGGCAACCGATGCGCCTGTAGCGTTGTCCATCAGCTCCATTCGGCCGACCAGGCGATGTGTCAAAGACCCGTCTTCCAGAACTGCCTTCTTTTCTTCCCTGATGGAGAAGTCACGAGGGCTGCGGTAACCGACATCCGCCACCTGGAGTGTAAATCTGTCGTTGGTAACTGGAAACGCCTCTGTGACAGCTCTCTGTGCAGAGTCAAAGATCCTGCGTCTCAGAGCCGGGTAATCATTGAGGCGGATACTGTCATCCACGTGTTCACATCTCCCTACAGCACTGCCAAGGCCTGTCCAGTGACATCCGTCGGATCAATGCTGAGATCCTTCTTCTTCTCCTCGACCGATGCCCCGTAACCTTCTGTGGCGCCTTGCAGCGACGGGGTCAGTAACACAGGAGCCCTTCGAACCTTGGCATTCTCAGAAACCACCCTGCGCAGTTGCTTCATCCGAACACGCCCGGGGTCCTTTTTGTCCAGGTATCCCTTGGCAGCTCCATGCCCTGCCAGTAGGCTGGCCAATGCATACACCCAGTAAAAGGATGCAACTGTATTCATTGTTCCTTTTGGATGCGAGATTGCCCTGAATGGCAGAGTCCAAAGGTTCGCCTTGAGCTCCTGCTCCGGTGCAACAATATCCGGGTCCGCGGTCTTGTTGATGGCGGCCGGTTGCGGCAGACTCCCGTGAACACGCAGCCACTCCTCATATAGAGATTTGTCAATCTCATTCCGCCGAGTCTGCATGCGCTCAGTCAGTTCCTTCTTTCTCTCGACACTCTTCTGTCTTTCCGCAATACTCCACCCTGCTGCACTACCCCCGGCCAACCCCATAGTGGCAAGAGCCAGGTGCTTCGTGCTGTAATCCTTGGTCATCAACTGCTTGAGCATTTCAGCAACAGACGTCACCTGCTGCCCCCCGGGCGTCTGCAAAAACGACAACGGGTTCAGCCAATCGTTGGCTACACCCTTCAACTTCTCTATCGTCTCATTCGCTCCCGTCTTGCCGAGCTCGGGCATTGCTGAGAATTCCGAGACCCCCTGCCCTCGCAGCTCTTCCTCTTGCGCAGCATCGGACAGATCGTTGTCCAACGACAACATCGGAAACCGAGCATTGACCATGGACTGCAAACGACTGAAGTCCTTGCTCTGCTGCGACTGCTGCGTCTTTTGCAGACCTCTGCGCAGAAGATACATGACTGTACCCCAGCCCAATGCCAGGCGCGCACCGTGCGCCATACCCTTCCTGAGTTCTTCGCTCATCGTTCGTCTCCAACAATCACCCCGATATAGGGTATTTTACTCTTCGGCGCCGTGTAGTAAAGCTCAGCCCAGCGCAGCAGAATATACCAACCACCTTCACGATGGCTGAACCTCTTTTCCTCAGAACTCAACACCGCCCGTGTATTTGCGATACGCTGCCAGACCTCTGTGTAAGACTTCAGGTCGTCTTCGTCCCAGGTCCTGAACTGCTGGACTCGTGCTTCCGCGTGCCTCTGCGGCTGCATCTCTTCGGGATCAGTAGACTTGAGATCCAGCGGAGGCCCTTTGTAGGCCAGTCCTTGCCACTCACCGTCCGTGTCTATGTGAATTGTGTCGATACCGTCTTCGCTCATAGTGTGATCCCGCCTCTTACATTTCAAGGATACTTTTTTCTACGTTCAGATCCTCATGGACCTGGGCGGAGACGCCGCCATCTGTTTCTTTTCCTTCTGCTGGGCCAGTGCTATCTCTCTCCTCCGCTTCACCGTTGTCGCGAACTCTTCAAGCTCCGCTGTCAGCATGGCTTGTTGCATACTCTCCTGATCCATGGCTGTCGGGGAAGTAAGCTTTGAATGCAGTGCCCCGGCAGACAGCCCCATCAAGGCAGGTCCGGCAAGAGCAACAGGTACCGCATAGTCATGTGCCTTCTGGAATAGCTGTCCCCCCGTTTGGGATAAGACACCGAACACGTTAGACAACAGCGACAAGGCGGCTGCTCCGGTCATAGCTCCTCCTCCAGCAGCAGCAGCAGCCGGAGTGGCACATTTGCTGAATCCGGAACAGTAACCGTGCAGTACTGGGGTTGCGCTCATAGGGGGTCAGCCTCCAAAGATACCGGAATTCAGGATCGCCCCGGCCACACCACCGATCCTGCTCAGTCGTGTTGTCATAGGGGGCGGCAGGGACAGCACCGCACCCACAGTCTTGCCGAACATAAAGGCAGGCAGAAATCCAACACCCATCCGAAGGGCGCTTGACGCAAGCTTCTTCCCGCTCACCAGCCCGGAAGATGTATCGTCTGCGTCCTCAACTATCATACCAACCATCGCCTTGTGCACAGGGGACAGAAACGGGTCGCCGTTGATCAGATCAACAGAATGCACAACAGGAACAGTCTCACCTGCGAATGGATTGTCCAGCCCCATTACACCACCACTCTTAATGAGGCGCTTCGGGACAGGCGCTCGACCACTGGTGTAAGGCTGATGTTCGTAGTCGGTCTCCCTGTTGTACACACCTGCCGCGTGCTGCTTCGGCACCACGTAGTGCTTGTAGGCCCCGTACAGTCCACCCAATACCCCTGCACCGATCCCCGCGGCATTCCCCATTCGGTTGAAACTACCGGAGCTTTCCATCTCTGCCAGTATCTGCGCGCGTTCCGCAGACGTCTTACCTACCAGCATACGTCCCGCCATCTGTCGGGCAAGCATGGGAGTTCCGAACTTCCCGGCCAGTCCAAGAGACAACATCAGGAACGGGATCTCCGTAAGGGGACCTCGCCCAACTGTTCTCTGGTATGTCTGTGCACCCGGAAAAGCCATTGTAAGATTACCTGCTCAGCCGCATGGCCTGCGGAGGTTGTGGTATACCCTGCTGCGGCATCTGTCGGTTCTGCATGGACTGTGCGAGCAGCTTCTGTATTCTTCCCATACGATACCTCTGTATAGCGCTCATTCCCATTGACATCATCGGCAATCCAGCCAGGGCAACGGCACCGCCGGTAGCAAACCTACGCATCCTGTCGCCCTGCCCGAGATAGTTCACAACAGGCATTACACGCTCATTCACGGTATCGGTCAGATCCTTAGCACTTCGCAGACCTCTCCGGAACTGTCCCCACACACCTTCTCCGGGACGTGCAGGGCTCCTCTCCGACCCACCCCTCAAGATACCACCGACATTACCTGCCAGATCCCCGGCATCTCTCAGAGCCCCACGACCTTCCCTGATGGCACTCTGCAAGCCTTTTGCAGGACTCGGAACCGTACCTCCGAAAAACGACTCTTTCCGAAAGTAACCGGCAAGGAGCCCCTTTGCTGTAGCGTTATCCATCATGGCGCCTTTGGTTTCCATATCGCAGGTTTGGGTGGAGCTGCCGTATCCTGCAATCTACGCTCCCTGATCTGCTGGAGTGCATCTCGTCTGTCAGCTCCCGCTGGAGACAGTGCATGTAGCAATCCGCCGCTTCGAGACAATGCACGTAGCAAATCTATCGGAGGGTTGCCCCGAAAAGATGTGGGCCTCGTTAACCTCTTAGCTGTATCAGAAGATGTGTACCTCGGCATTGCATTCATATGTATGCCGGAAGGACTCATAGCAAACCCCCACTGTGGATCTGTGCGTCCCGCGCGGTGCCCCTCAAAAACCCAAGCTTTATCGCCGGACTGTGGCATCTCCTTAGTTACGGATCTTTGAACCTGCTGATCCCCCACCCTTGTCCAATGATCATCCGCTGGGGGTAGTGGCACTCCTCCATACATCGTTGTCTGAAACTGCTCCGGAATCTGAGGAGTCTGGGCATTCGCATTAGTCCGACCAGGCTGTGTTGAATGTACGGGAGGTGTCTGCTCGGGTACTGACTGCGCAGGCAGGAGTTGTTCGGGAAGTTCCCCATCCGCCTGAGGTGTCTGCTCAGGTATCGGTTCTCGCATATCCCGCCGCGTCTCCGGCGGTCCAGGT